CCCATTTGGTCTTTTGTATAATCTAAATCTGTGTTTCCGTAATTAGGAGAATAACTTTGTCGTATGTTGTTAAGTTCTTCGTCGGTTAAGGGTGCTCCTTTTTCTCGTATCGCATCTCGTATCGCTTCTTTTTGCATTTCAATAATAGCTGCTTGTGAATCTAACGTCTCCCTTTCGTCAGGACCAACTTGAATTAGTGAAAGTGGACCGCCGTCAGCTAATCGTGCGTACTCTCCTGAAGATAGCCCTCTGAGTCTTTTATCCGCAAGATTCTTTAAAATTTTTCTTTGTTTTATTAGTTCTTCTAATACAAAAGGATCCATATCCTCATCGTTTTTAGTTTTACCGCTTCGTCTTTCTTTTTGTAGTTGATCTCCAAACCGTCTTTGATAGTCCATATCTTGTTTATATTTTTTCATAAACAAATCGTAACGGTTTCCCTCAGGTCCTTCAAGAAGTCCTGCAACCTCTAAACTATTTAAATGTCCCTCAAAAGACTTTTCTCTTTCATTTGCTTCTTCTAAAAGTCTGTTGTAAATACCGAGTTCTTGATCTCCTCTTTCTTGCTGAAGCCGATAGGCTAGAATTTCTTCTTCTGTTGGTCGCGGTGCTGTAACTTCTATAGTCATTTTCGTAGTATATGTTAAACGCTGTTCTTTTTAAAATAATTCAATTTATAAGTAAAGCAGTTAAAGTCATAGATGGGTTTCTAAGTTTCGCGGTCATTTTTTCACTAAACTGCCGCCAAAGTACATCCCGATGATAGCCGAAACCAAGTTTGTATCGAGCTGCGTGATTACAAGTCCTTGAAAAGTCACCCATTCGAAAACTTCTCTGCCTTCTTTAAAGAACCAAAATCCAGGCATCCAATTTGTATACCCAACTGTTACATCGACCGTTGGATAGAAAACCGCGACCAGTTTCGGTAACAAAACGATTGCAAATATGGCAGTTAGCGCGATAATTCTCCGTGTCCAAGTGAAACCTTTATCTTTTACTTCCCGCGCCTGTTGGACCGCTTTCATCTCAAACTCGCCTCTAGTTATGAGAAGTTTTTGTTGTTCTTCTTTAGCCTTTCTGCTTTGCGACCAAATGCTTAATAAACTACTGAGCAGTGTTGAACCCAGCATGGTTATTATTTCAAACGGAAAGCCCATTAATCCATTTCGTCTAATAGTTGAACCATTCTTTTTACTCCTTGCCTTGAAGCCTGTGAGTCTCTGCCTGCAGCAGCACGGAACGCGGGCATTTCTTTTCGTAACGCTTTTAAAGTAGTGGGAGAGAGTTCCCCTAAATAACGACCTCCTCTGGTTTGGGCATAAAAATCTCTTATCAGACGAACACGCTCAGGAGCAAGTCTTGAACCTTGTGTTCCTCGACGGCTTACGTTCCCCCATTTAGTGTACTTGGTCATGCCCATCAAGGCGGGAATACCTTTAGAAAGTAATTTTAATTCTGGAAGAATTAATGAAATAAGGTCAACGGACTGTAATCCAGGGTCCTCGGTTGGCGGATCAAATGTTTCTGACTCGATTTCAGCCATACGGTCAATGGAACCACCGTCATCTCTGGAAAGAGCAATAGCTATCGCTTGGTCTTGTGGGTAGCCTTCTCCTCTGAGTTTGGAAATGTTCGAGGAAACGGTTTTATTGGACGAACCTGATTTTAACGGCATTTCCTGCTCCATAGAACATGTTTCATCTGTAAAGTATAATCTCAAAAAATTTTTTTGCAAAATATTTTTTCGGTAGGAGTCCCATTTGAAAAGTACATGCAACCAAGAGTCTGGATCCAGGTCGGGCGGGTGGGACCCGTTTTACGGGCTTTTTTAGGGGGTATAGGGGTACTTACTACTTTACTTGGGGCAAGGGTATAGAGTAGGGTTAGGAATTGATTAGAGGTTAAATGGTTAAGCCTAAGGGATAGAGTAGATATAGAGTAGACATGAAAAAAGGGCTAGCTTATTAGGCTAGCCCCGTTGTAGTTATAGTTGATGGTTAAGCAGTAACAGGTCTAAAGACTTCTGACTTACCTTTATTCAACGCCTTAGACTTCCATGCTTCCTTGCCTGCTATTCTAGGTCCATAGTGAGAGGCTATCTCTAACAAGTCCTGACCATATGGCGCGCCCTTTTTATTAACCCACATAAGATTAGGCTCTTGATAGATAGGGCTATTTTTATCACCCATTACCTCAAGCATAATATCATTACACTGACTCATGCTAAACGATGATCCGCCGTTACGTTGTATAACGATAGCGCCATACTTAGCCGTTAACTGAATCTGTCTAGGGTACTTATCCTTATCAGCTATGAAGTCAGCGCCAAAGGTTACAGGGCGCGTATCTGATATGCCACCACTACCCGATGTATTCATATCATTACATGCATCTAAGTAAGCTTGTGTATCAGCAGTTACTTTAGGTTTAGTTGTTGTTTTAGTCTTAACTGACTTTGTATTATTGTTTGACATGATTATTCCTGTATATGTCGTTGCCTTAGTTATCTAAGGTATGCACAGTATGGACTACTGGCTAGCTATGTCAAGTAATATATTAACTAATTAACCTACTAGGCTACTAGGTTAACAACTAAGATTTTAGGACCGACGGACGGACGGACGGAAGGATCTAAGGAGCGACGGACGCACGGAACGAAAAACGGACCGATAGAGTAGACCGATAGAGTAGAGTGATTGGGTCAGGGATAGAGTGAAAGGGCGAGGGATAGAGCGACCGATAGAGTGATGGAGTAGAGTGATAGAGTAGAGTAGATCACGAACCGCGAGCCACGGACCGAAAGAGCGAGGGAAAGAGTCAGGGCAAGGGATTGGGCTCAAGCAATTGGATGCAATTGAATAGAGTAGAGTAGAGCGATAGAGTAGAGCAATTGGATCCAATCAGTTTTTGGGTACAAACTCTCCCTCGATCACGTTTGACTCGGTCGCTCGCTTCTTGATCAGCTCCTCGAGTCGAGTGAGTATGTCGTCCTTGGACATCATATCGATCTTTGCGGTCAGTATTTCGCGTCGGTCGATGTACAGTCCGCCCGCCTTGCCTCGATGGACCTCGGCTGTGATAGCCGCGGACACCTGTCCTTGGTCCCTTGCCTCCTCCCGTAGATCGTGGAGGGTGGACAAGTGGCTCTCCAGGGAAACTGCATCCCGCTCTGCGAGTGCCATTTCTAACTCGATCAAATAATTGCGTACAACTGGGTTATGGTTTAGTAATACACTCCCTTGAGTCTTGGCACCCTTGCGATCCTTGGTATAGCCCGCTTTTATCGCGGCTTGCGTAGCGGTTTGACCCTTCATGTACTCACGGCAAAATTTCTTTTGTTTTGAGTTGAGTTGCTTCCAGATCTTACCGTTCTCATCAACGAAGCCATTTCCGTCCTCTGCAGGGACCAAATTTGTGTAAGTCAGTTGTTTCATAAACTCTCCATAGGTTATTACAATCTTATTATAAATAACTCATTTTATATACTTTTCTCATGCCCTCTAGTGAATCTTACCATAGTTTCTAATAACTAATAGAAAATCTATTACTTTTGACATTTGAAAGAACCCAGTGAACAAGAGGGTTGTAGAGCGAATCTATTACTCTATTAGAGATATTAGTACATTTGAAAAACTTTTTTCAAAAACTTTTTTATTTTTCAGAAAAACAATACCAATAGATTTAATAACGAAAAAACCCCCGACTGTCAGACAATCGAGGGCTCGATCACAGAGTGATCTTTGGGGGAGATTTATATTATTCTATTCCTCACAATTTAATATATCCTCTAGGTCGTTGGTTACGTCATGGATCCGTAGGTAGCCGAGACCTAGTCTATGAGAAATAAAGTCTAGAGCATGACCTACACCTACTGTATCCGTAAACTCGGTAGATGGACAAAAGCCCGTAAAATCTCTTTTACTGATACCCCCGTGATCCATGAGTAAATAAACCGTTTGGTCAGCTGTTTTGTTCCACCACGTCTTCCAATCGTTATTCCAGCCGTCTCCGTGGAATACGCTGAGCACCTCTGAACTGAGTAACTCTCGCTGTTCGGGAGCTATTTCCATCACCAAATAACCGCCTCCCTCTTCTTGCGTAGTAGCGTGAATCACAGGAATA